GTAGACACCAATGGCGATATTAAGGTCAAGTTTTGGCCTGTTCCCAATGCGGTATACAACATTCGATTCAGTTTGATTGTTCCAGAGGCAGATTTCTCAACAGACTCATCCACAACTCTTTTGGCGAAAGAACCCATTGTTTTGGGTGCGTATGCTAGGGCATTGATTGAGCGTGGCGAGGATGGTGGCATGAGCAGTTCTGAGGCTTATGCAATGTACAGATCATGCATGTCTGACCTGATAGCGTTGGAGTTGGCTAGATCGCCAGAGAATGATTCTTTTGAGGCGGTTTAATGGCACAGGCACTCCAAACCTTTAGTGTTCAAGCACCAGGCTTTTATGGCCTAAACACTCAAGACTCGCCTTTAACCTTAGAGGCGGGTTTTGCCTCGATTGCTACCAACTGCATCATTGACCAATATGGACGCATTGGCTCTAGAAAAGGATACTCACGGGTAAATTCCTCTTCTGGAAACTTAGGCGCAAATGATGTAAAAGTAATCCATGAGTTGGTTCAGCTTGATGGCACATTGACTGTGCTATTTGCTGGAAACAATAAGTTATTCAAATTGGATGGATCAAACGCCGTAGTTGAATTAACCTATGGTGGTGGCGGTACTGCGCCAACCATTACGGCCAGCAACTGGCAATGTGCATCTTTGAATGGAATAACTTATTTTTTTCAATCTGGTTATGACCCATTGATCTATGACCCTGCGGTAAGTACAACCACTTATAGACGGGTTTCTGAGAAAACTGGTTATACAGGCACAGTTCCAAAGGGAAACATTGCCATATCGGCATTTGGCCGTTTGTGGGTAGCTGATACCACCACAGACAATGCAACCATCACATTCTCTGATCTATTGGCGGGACACAATTGGACAGGTGGCACATCTGGATCATTGAATGTCGCCCAAGTCTGGCCAAACGGATCAGATCAGATCATGGGATTGGGCGCACACAATGGCTTTCTCATCATATTTGGCAAGCGTCAAATATTGGTGTATTCGAGTCCAACAACTCCATCATCATTGGCTTTGAGTGACTCTATTGGCAACATTGGTTGTATATCAAGAGATTCGATTGTCACCACTGCGGCAGACATAGTTTTCTTATCAAACTCTGGTGTTCGCAGTTTGATGCGTACCATCCAAGAGAAGTCAGCACCTTTGCGTGATTTGTCCAAAAATGTGCGTAATGATCTGATGAATTATGTTGCATCAGAAACTGCATCCAACATCAAGGCGGTTTATTCTGAGATCAATGCCTTCTATCTGTTAACCCTTCCAACTGCCAAGCAAGTTTATGTATTTGATACAAAGGCTGTATTGCAAGATGGGGCTTCTAGAGTTACTGTCTGGGATAGCATCGAGCCAACTGCTTTGTTGTCTCGCAGGAATGGTGATTTGCTGATTGGAAAAAATGGCTACATTGGAAAATATGGCACTTATTTAGACCATGCGTCTACTTATCGTTTCCAGTATTACACCAACTATGCTGACCTGGGCGATCCAAATGTCACCTCTATCCTTAAAAGGATTGCAGTTGTTGTGATTGGCGGAACAAACCAAGGTTTTGTGATCAAGTGGGGATATGACTTTACTGGTCAGTATTACTCCAGCACAGTCAACATTGGAACTAGCACCATTGCTGAATATGGAATTGCTGAATATGGAGACAATGCAACGACAATTGCTTACTATTCAAATGGAATTCAATTAACAACTTTGATTGGACAAGCATCAGGTTTTGGAAAAGTTGTGCAAACTGGCTATGAGATTCAAATCAATGGTTCATCCATAAGCATCCAAAAGATTGAAATTCAAGCTAAACACGGAAAATTGGTTTAAGGAAATAACATGGCAAATTACACAAAAACCACCAACTTTGCAGCCAAAGATTCTCTTACCTCTGGTAATGCGTCTAAGGTTGTCAAAGGCTCTGAGATTGATACAGAGTTCACCAATATTCAAACTGCCATTGCATCTAAAGTTGATGGAACATTAACAAACTTTTCATTTGTAGAAACATCCAATGTTTTGTACATCTATAACTCATCAACTCCTGTTGCAAAGATTGATTCTTCTGGCAACCTGACTGTGATTGGCAACATCATTGCGAATGGATCAATGTAATGAAAGCATCAGACATCATCAAAGCAGATGCGGTCAAGAGGCAAGTTGACCCAAACAAAGCCTTGCAGACCATTGGTGGTTTGGTTAAAACCAAGTCTGCGGTTTTGATGCAGGAAAACAATTCTGTATTGCTGGTTAGAAAAATTGGCGATTCATCAGCAGAGATTCATTTGTTTACCCAAGATAACCCTACAACCTTGGCAAAATCAGTTATTGGTTTTGTGCGAAAAGGTAGAGGTCTAGGAATTAAAACTGTTTATGGCATGGCAGACAATCCACAAATTGTGGAATTGATGAAACGCATTGGAATAAATGTGCAGGCATCTGACATTCCAAAGTACAACTGGAAGGCAAATATATGAGAAATAGTTTTGCCCTATTAGGTATCCCAGACCTACCAATTAGGGGATTTCGCCATTTTGGTGATAGGAAGATTCAACCTCAAGGTGGTGTTTCTAGCGTTGTAGATGCTGTTTCCGATACTGTCAGCAATGCGGTCAGTAGCGTTTCAGATGCCTTGGCGACTGTTGATGACACAGTAAATAGTGCTGTGCCAGGCGGTTGGGCAACTGTTGTATCTATTGCAGTTCCAGCAGCCGCACCTTATGTGCAGGCAGCCAATGTTCTTGATAAGGGTGGCACTCTTGAAGATGTGGCCAAGAACTATGTTATTGGCCAAGTTGGTGGTGAAGTAGGAGGCCAAGTCGCTGGTGAAACTGGTTCGGCCGTGGCAGGAAAGGTTGCAGCAGGCACTACTTCAGGTTTGCTAAGTGGTGCGACACCAGAGCAAGCATTAACAAGTGGGGCTTTTAATGCAGTCTCACCAACAGGTTTATTGAGCCAAGCAACATCAGATTTAACACCAAAAACAGTAGATACAACATCTACAACACCGACAACGGGAGCTACAACTATGGCAGACGATTACGCATACTATGGCAACAATACTTTGCCAGATGTTACAGGCGGCATGGGCAATTACGATACAGGCACTGCGCCTTACACACAGGCTCAGATTGATGCCATGACACCTCAGACCTACACAGGGACGGGTGCCAATCCTCAGTTGGATGCTGTGATTAAATCTATGTTGGCAGCTGGTGGTAGTGCGGCAACAACTGCACAGAACTTCCTTAAACAGAATCCTGGTCTTTTGTCTGGCGGTCTGAGTCTTACTGGCAATGTATTACAGACACAGGCAGACAAAGAGGCTGCACTCAAGGCAAAACAAGATTTGTTGGCCGCCACAGGTGCAGCAACTGCTGGCGCACAGTTCCGTCCAGTGGGAATTACCACTAGATTTGGTGCATCACAGTTCCAAATCGATCCAGCAACAGGCCAATTGGTCAGCGCAGGATATACGGCAGCACCTGAGATTACATCTGCCCAGAATCGCCTTTTAAGCCTTGGCGCAGGGTATTTGGCGCAGTCTCCAGAGGAAGTCGCCCAACAATATATGGCCAAGCAATATGATTTGCTCGATCCAAGTCGCCAAAGACAGTTGGCTGCCATCAGAAATCAGGCATACCAAACAGGCCGTGGTGGTTTGTCCGTGGGTTCAACTGGTTTGCGTCCAAGTGGCGCACAGGGTTTGATGGGTACTAATCCTGAGATGGAGGCGTACTACAACGCCCTGGCACAACAAGATGCACAGTTGGCTGCACAGGCTCAACAGGCAGGACAGCAACAAGTGACATTTGGCACAGGTCTATTTGGCCAGGCAGGCCAGTTAGAGCAATTGGCACAACAACCATTGACGATGGGTCAGACACTTGGAAGTGCTATCTCTGGTGCTGGTGCAAATGCAGGCCGTTTGGGACTTCTCGGAACTGGTGCGGCAGTTGACTATGGTGTGTCTAGACCAGCTACAACAAACCCATTTGCAACTGTTTTGGGTGGAATGGGTAGTCCAACATCTACATTGGGTGCTGGTTTGACAAACTGGTTAACTTCTAATGCTCCAACAACAGCTGGAGTTGGCGCAGGCGGTGGAATAACTAGCCCATTGATGCAAAATCCAACATTCGACATTTATGGCAGTGGTAATGTGCCTCTTGGCTACGCAAACTATTAAGGGGAAACCAAATGGCAACAGAGAGCATAGTTAGTGGTTTGTTTGGTGTTACTCCTCAAATGTATGAGAGGCAACTCAACGAGCAGGCGTTAGCAGAAGGTCAACAGTTCGGCACAAGAGCAGGACTTTATGCGGCTGGCGCACAACTTGGCCGTGGAATTGGTGGCGCATTGGGTGTTGAAGACCCAATGTTGCAGAAGATTTCTGCACAAAACAAGATATTGCAAGGGTTGGATGTCACCAATCCCAATGCAATATCTGGCGCAATTGAGCAGGCAACGCAGGCTGGTATTCCTGAGTTAGCTTATAAGTTGGTTGCCTTGAGAGATGAGGCAATTACTCGTCAACAAAAACAATTGGGCGCACAGCGTCAGTTAATGGCTCAACAAATTGCAATGGCGGCATATAACCCTGGTCAACCTGAAAGACCGCAACAACTTGATGTCCAAGAACAACAACAAATGGCAGATCAGGGAACTGCTCCACCTCCAAATATTCCTGCTGTTCCACCAAGTTATGACATTTCCCGTGTTGCACCTCAGTTGATGGCTCTTGGCCCAGAGGGTGTTGCTCAATTAACTACGGCTAAAGCGGCAGAAAAAGCATTGTTGCCAGAGACTCAAATTGTTAAAGAAGGCGAGACAATCTATGAGAAATTGCCTAATGGACAATTTAGAGAACTGATTAGTGGCCCAATCAAGAAGGAATCGTTTACTGGTGATTTTGGTAATGCCGCATTGACTTTGTTTGGCACTGCCAACATCAATAAGATACCTCAAACACCAGAGGCAATGAATGCCATTACTCAACAAGCGGCTCTTTTGGCGCAAGCCAAACGCCCAGTTACCAACATTACTGCTCCTGTCAGCATCCACATGCAAGAAGGATTTGGCGGTGATTTGCAAAAGACAATAACAGGAAATTTTGCCGCAGGAAGAGTAGCAGCAAACACTATTGGCACAATTCAAAACATGAAAAACTTGTTAGATCAAGGTGTCAAAACAGGTTTTGGTCAAGGACTCATGTTGGAATTGGGAACGGCTGGTCAATTGTTTAACCCCAACTTTAATATTAAGGGACTTGCTGGACAAGAGGCTTTCCAAGCATATTCAAACCAAGTTATCTTGCCTGAAGTTAAGAAATTGGGAGCTAACCCAACTGATACCGATTTGAAGTTTATTGTGCAAGGTTCTCCAAACTTGGCTAAGACTCCTGCTGGTAATAGGTTGTTATTAGATGCTCTTGAGTTGAAGTTACAGCGTGAACAGGACTTGTCTACATTTAGCAATACTTGGTTGGCAACAAATGCTGAAATGGTTAAAAAAGATCCAATTGTTGCTCAAACAAGATACAACACAGATTTTGCTAATTACACAGCAAAGAGTCCTTTGTATGCTCCAGCAACTGCACAATTGAGAGAGAAATTCAATGCCTTGGGT